AGAACAGCATTTATGTTTAATTATGATAGCTCATCTAGTAATAATGCTTGTAATTTTGCAATACCATTTGATACATATTACCATGATGATGCAAATAATTTAATACCAGACAATGTAAATATATATACAGCTTATACAACACAAACAGGAACAACACCAGCATCTGCTGGTTACTATGCTATATATACAACTGGTGGATCACCAAGTGGATCATATATTCGTGTTGGGAATAATGGATTAATAATTGAGGTTGATACTTGTTAAAAAATTACTAAATTTGTAAAAAATTAATATTATGGCAAATACTTATAAATGGCAAATTTCACAATTAGATGCAAAAATACATCAAGACAATTTAGATAATGTTATTTATAATATACATTGGAATTTAATTGCATCAGATGATTCTGTGCCACCATATAGACAATCAAGTATTGGTGTTTTACCAGTATCTTATAATTCTGAAAATCCTTTTATACCATACTCTGATTTAACAAAAAACGAGGTTGTAAAATGGTTAGAATCTGGATTAGATGTGGAATCAATAAAACAAAATTTAGATAATAAAATTGAATTACAAAAAAACCCAGTTAATGAATATTTGACACCAGATTGGGATTAATAATAATTAAATAAATAAAAATGAGCAAACTAGAGGAAAAAGAATTAAAATCTTTACAAGAAAATCAAGGAAAAATTAATCAGATTGTATCTAATATGGGTGCAATATCTATTCAAAAAATTAACTTAGAAAAAACAAAAGAATCTTTACTAGGTAAATTAAAAAAAATAGAAGATGAGCAAAACAATCTTAAAAAAGAGCTTGAGGAAAAATACGGAAAAATCTCAGTTAATTTAGAATCTGGCGAATACGAAATTATCCCAGAACAAGAATAGATTATGCCAATAATTAATTCATCCAGCTTTTTGCTATTTAAGGATGAAACTGTAATTGGTCATTCTAAAAATACATCTATAAGCTTAAGAATAGATCTACCAGATGCTACAACAAAAGACAGTTATGGATGGAAAGAGGTTATAGCATGTGCAAGAGGTGGTGAAGCAAGAGTAAGTGGTTTAACAGCTTATAATGATAGTTTAAATTTTAAGGAATTTGCAGATGCTGTTATATTAAGAACCAAACAGGTTTTTTATTTTAAACAAGATGGAAATTCTGATTTTGTAATAAGAGGAGAAGGTTTCATTTCTAGTGTAGATGAAACAGCAGAGTTTAATAATGCTACTTCTTTTGATGTAGAAATTCAATTAACAAATATCATAACTGCTGGCGATAGTAGAACGTGGGAAAATATTTTTGATTTCTGGGAAGATATTGCAAGTAATTGGGAAAATACATAAATTTATTATTTGTATATTTACATAAAATTTAAAAAATCATATTATGCCTACAACTGGAGTATTTAACGGAACAAATTTAATTTTAAAGTTTCATTCAACTGATGGATCTGAAGTTGCTGTTGGTCATTCAACAAGTGCAAGTTTAAGCTTGTCAGCTGATTTACCAGATGCTACTACAAAAGATTCAAGTGGTTTTAATGAAGTTATTGCTGGTACTAGAACAGGTGAACTTTCGTTTGAAGGTTTGGTGGCTTACGATGATTCTAATAATGCAGTTGAAGCTGCTGATTATTTAATTGCTAGAACTAAAGTATACTGGGAGTTTGGAACAAGTGTTTCAGGCGATGAAGTTTATTCAGGTGCAGGTTTTTTAAATTCAGTAGAAATGTCCGCAGAAATGGAATCACCTGTAACATACAGTGGATCAATCACTGTAACAGGAGCTATATCTAAAGCTACAAACTAAGATTAAAAAGTAAAATAACCAGGCACAGGTTTTTCTTGTGCCTTAATTTTATATATAATGGCAAACAAGAAAAGAGGTTACTACACTATTAAATTAGGTGGTAAAAATAGAGTCATGCACTTTAGCATGAATTTTTGGGCAAACTTTACAGATCTTTTGGGAATTTCGTTAGATGAAATTGCAAGTATTTTTGAAAAGGGAGTTTCAATAAAAATGATTAGATCATTAATTTATTCAGCACTTTTAGCGAATGATCAGGAAAACAATAATGAAATTGATTACAATGAATTTAGTGTTGGAATGTGGTTAGAAGATTTTGATGCTAATAAATTAGATGAAGTTGTAAAAGCTATGATGGAATCACGTATTTTAGGGAATGATCTAAATGCTGGATTAAATCGTAATGTAAAGCAAACGACTAAGAAGGGAAAGTAACTACCCAACTGACTTGGGATTCTTTAATTGATTTTTATATTGGTCAAGTTGGGATTAATCCAAATGAATTTTGGAGTTTTACATGGAAAGAAAATCATTTATTAGGAGAATCATATTTGATAAAACAGAATCTAGAGTGGGAAAGAACAAGATTTATTTCTTCAATGATTTACAATGTAAATTGTAGTAAAAAATCACAAATGATTCCACCAGACAAATTATTTAGTTTACCACAAGATGTTTATTTAGAAAGGGGCAAAGCAAAATCTACACCAGAAGAATTTCAAGCATTTAGAGATCGAGTTAGCAAAATGAAGTTTAAAGACATAGATTAATATTTACTATTTTTGTAAAAACTTATTTTATGGCAGATAACAAATTAAGGTATTATATAACAGGAAATGCCGCAGGTCTAAATAAAGCACTTACTTCTGCTAGTGCTAAAGTACAATCATTTGGAAAAAAAATTAGTGGAGTTGGTGCATCATTACAAAAGTTTAGTGCTATTGGTGCATTGGCTGGAGGTTCAGCTATTAAGATGGCTATGGATTTTGATAAAAACATTACCCAGATTGAAGCATTAGTAGGTACATCAGGACAAGCATTACAAGAGTTTTCAGATGCTGCTAAAAATATGGCAAAAGAAACTGGCATATCTTCAGCTAAAACAAGTGAGGCAATGTTTTTTATTGCTTCGGCTGGTTTGGAAGGTGCTGAAGCTATATCGGTTTTAGAAGCTGCTTCAAAAGCATCTGCATCAGGTTTGGGGGATGTGGCAACTGTTGCTGATTTAGCGACATCTGCTATGAATGCTTATGGTTCGGAAAATTTAAATGCAGAACATGCAACAGATATTTTAGTTGCTGCTGTAAAACAGGGTAAATTAGAAGCATCAGAATTAGCAGGTTCAATGGGATCTGTAATTCCAACAGCTTCTGCTTTGGGAGTTAGTTTTGATGAAGTTGGTGCTGCGATGGCTGCGATGTCTAGAACTGGTACAGATGCGGCAAGTGGAGCTACTCAGTTAAATGCAATTTTAATGGGATTAACTAAAACAACTCCTGCTGCACAAACTGCATTTGCTGATATGGGATTAAATGCTAGTGATTTAAGAGCAGAATTAGCTGAAGAAGGTGGTTTAATTAGTGTATTAACTAAATTAAAAACTGGTATTGATGGAAATGCAGATGCTGCTGCTGCTGTTTATCCAAATATAAGAGCATTAAAGGGTGTGTTAGATTTAACTGGTGCAGGTGCAGAGGATGCAAGAAAAATATTTGAAGAATTAGCTAAGGCACAGGGATCTACAGCAAAAGCATTTGATGTGACTTCTAAATCTGCTTCTTTTAAATTAAAAAAATCATTAAATATTGCGAAGGAATCATTTAAAGAGGTTGGAACTGTTTTATTAAATCAGTTGTTACCAGTATTAACTGGATTGTTAAATGGGATTAAAAATATATTTAGTGCTTTTACAAATTTAGATTCAGGAACTCAAAAATTAATTGCTGGATTAGGAGTTATTGCTTTAGCATTACCAACATTAATAACTGCATTCGGTGGTTTAGTTAGTATTGTCGGAGCATTAATGTCGCCATTAGCATTGATTACTGCTGCTTTAGTAGGTATTGCTTATGTAATATATAAGAATTGGGGTGAAGTAGCACCTGTTATAGTTGGGTTATACAATCAATTTGTTGATTTATATAATTCATCTTTAAATTTAAGAAAAGCAATATTTGGAATAGGTGCAGTATTTAAATCAGTATTTATTGGAATTAAAATTATTGTCAAAGGTTTTATAAATTCATTTAAAACTTTATGGAAGTTAATTAAAGAATTTTCAGAAAAAGGTGTTAGGGGTTCATTTGGGGATATTTTAGAGCAAGGGTTTGAAGATGGTAAGCAAATTGCTAAAGATGGCGCAAATGAGATCGGAGAGGCATTTACGGATGGATTTGAAGATGCTTTAGGATCTAGATTAGAAAAGAAAACTGTTGATCAATTAAATACTTCATTAACAAATGCTACTGAATCTGTAAAAGGCAAGGTTAAAGGATTGTTTGATGATTTCATGGGAGGTTTTGGTTTGTCTACTGCTGGAGGTGGTGGTGATTCTGGTGGTGGTGATTCTAGTGTTGCATCTGGTGGTGGTGAAGAAGAAAAAGATCCTATTGAAGAAACAATCGAAAAAGTAAGTGCATTTAAACAATTATTAGAAGCGACAGCTAATAGTGCTGAGGTAGTCGGTGAAGGAATTAAAAGTGCGTTTTTAAATGCTTTTGAGGGTATGATGGAAGGAGAAAATGTTTTTAAAAGTTTAATACAGGGATTAATTGGATTAATAAAAAAATTAATTGCAGCTGCTATTGCTGCATTTGTTTTATCTAAATTAGTTGGTGGCTTAGGTATTGGTGGCAAGGATGCTTTTAAAGGGATGGATGATTTTAAATCATTGTTTACTTCATTCTCAGGAATTGAAATGGCTAAGGGTGGGATAGTTTCTACTCCTACCTTGGCAACTGTTGGAGAATACCCAGGTGCTAGACAAAATCCTGAAGTTATAGCACCATTGGATAAATTAAAAAATCTCATTGGTGATAGCGGTGGAGGATCAAAAGTTCAAGTAGGTGGGCAGTTTACTTTAAAAGGGCAAGATTTAGTTGTAGCTTTACAAAGAGCAGATCGTAATAGAAACAGAATAAAATAATGGCATACGGGGTTAAATTTAGATTAGAATTTTCAGATGATAATTTGAAAGGTAAAAAAATTGAAATCCTTAAAGATGGTTATACTGGATCGGTTTTAGATCTTATTGGAACTAGTGATCCTTTACAAATATCATGGGATCAAGATGATGATTTTTACGATCCTATTATTGGATCTACTTGTCAAATAAATCTTTTTGTTACAGATACAACAAATTATGATGATTTTTATACAGCAGATGAAAGAGAATATAAAATTAAAATATCATATAAAGATGCTAGTAATAATTACCAAACATATTGGGAGGGGTGGTTATTAGTAGATCAATTTCAAGAAGCTATTACTAATACTCCATTTCCGATAACCTTGAGGGGTTATGATGGTTTAGGTAGTTTAGATGGATTTACTCAGCCATTAGTTACCTCAAGCGGTACTCAACTTGTTGGGGTTTTTATGGTTCACATACATGAAATTTTAGAAAATATAAATTTAGGTTTTGATATATATGTATCAAATGATATACAAAGAGATGGTGCAATAAGTGGATATAATGTATTTGATCAGGCATCATGTGGTGCTAGTAGTTTTTTTACAGATGGAGTAGATCCGAAAACTTGTAAAGAAGTTTTAGAACAAATTTTAAAATTCACTAATTCTAGGATTTTTCAAAGTTATGGAAGATGGTATATAATAAATAACTCAAGTTATTCAGAACAATCAGTAAAAGACAGCTCTGCTAGTACTGCTAATGGTGGTTCTTTACCAACTGGAATAAGAGCAGCAGAAACATCTAGCTTACAAACTAATAATGATGAAGACATTAAATATCATATTTATAATTCAGATGGAGTTTATCAATCAACAAGTACAGTAAATGCTTTATATAGTGTACCTAGTAATTTACTACCTATTGGAAATAATTTAACAAAAGAATTTTTAAGACCTATAAAAAAAATTACTCAGAAAGTTGATATGGCTGGTTTTTTTAGCACTAATATTATAGGAAATTCAGGTTTTGAATTTGGAACATCAGGATGGACGTTAACAAATAGTAGTGTCGATAACACATTTAGTTTTCAAGGTGATGGATCATTAAAATCAACTAATATAAAAACATCAGCTAATGGAACTGGTGTTACGGCTGAATTAGCTAATTACATAGATGAATTTGGTTCGGAATTTATAGGTTATAGATTATTAATTAATAATTTTTTTAATTCTACATCTGGTCAAACTAGAGGTTTTAGATGGCAAGTTAAAGCAGTAGCTTTTACAATACCAGGAGATCCACCAATAGCAACTAGATATTGGGGTGCTGATGATACATGGACAACAACAGCTACAATCAATGAGGTTGAAGTTGTTAATAATAGAAGATGGAAGTCATATACATTTAATATAAGTTCTTTGCCTAATAATTCTTGGAGGTTATATTTTTATTTATATGATCCATACCAAACTGGTAGCACATCAGGATTTACAAGTACACATTGGGATTCAATTATATTTGATAAAGTTTATATAAATTCAAGTGGTCAAAGGTCGGAAATATTTGAAAAATTTGATTTATTACAATTTGTTAGAAGCAGAACAGGAAATTTTAGCGGATTAATTACAACAGATGATTTAATATTAACTAATGAAGAATATGGCAAAATAGATGGTGATTTTTATAGATCGAGAGACAAAACAAACTATTTAAAGTCATTAGAAAAAATTACAACTCAACAAGTGTTAAATGATTATAGATCTTTTGTATCTAGATATGAAGGGGATTTATATAATAATAATAATAATCCTTTAGGATTACATAATAAAATATGGGTTAATTTTGGCACTAGTGTTTTACAAGAACCAGTAAGTTGTTATATAGACAGTTTATCTTATAATGTCAAAAGAAATACTTATTCAGTTATAATGCATGTACCTAACCAAGATGATGATTTAAGCTCATCATTTGTTATTAAATTTTAAACTTTTTTCTTTTCCTGTTTGCTGCTGGGCATTCCTTTTTAATTAAGGGGGTGCCCTTTTTTTTTATAAATATTCTTTTATTTTTAAAATTATTTTTATAAATTTGTTAAAAAATTATTATTATGTTTAAGTATTATTTTGATGAAGAAAGGAAAAAATTAGGGTTACATAAACAAGTTGTAGCTAAAATGCTTTCTTTTACAATGCCAACGTTGGCATCGAGATTAGAAAACCCAGGAACTTTTAAAAGTAGTGAAATTAAAATTTTAAAAGACATTGGGTTTGTCGAATCAATGAATCGTTTAATTTAGAAAATTTATTATTTATGAAATCTGTAAACATTAAGGGAAAGGAATATATTACAGTCAATGAAAGATTGATATATTTCAGAAAACAAGCTGTCTTTAAAGGATGGCGAATTGTTGAAGATCTAATTGATCTCAATGAAAAAGAGGGTGTGTTTAAAGTTAGTATTGTCGACATTGATGACAATATTATATCAACAGCACATGCTCAAGAATATAGGGATTCAAGCTATATTAATAAAAGTTCATTTTTAGAAAATGGATTTACTTCTGCATTAGGAAGGGCATTGGGATATTTGGGTATCGGAATTGATACCTCTATTGCTTCGGCAGAAGAATTAGTAAATGCATTGAATAGTCAAAGTATTCAAAAGAAAAAAAATACAAATCAGTTTAATCAAAATCAATTTAAAAATGTCAAATTCTAAGAAAACTACTACTTATTATGATGGAATAAGAATATTCCAAAAAAAAGAAAATCAACCATGCTGGAGTGGTGTGATAACTCCTAACAAATTTATTGAGTTTTTAAAATCTGGTAAAGCAGATGGCGGAAAATCTGAATATAATGGTGAAACTCAATTTAAATTTAGTTTGTGGGTTAATGAGGATGGATCTGCTAGTATGTCGGTCAATGATTATCAACCTAATCAACAAGTTAAAGTTGATGAAGGTAAAGATGATCTACCTTTTTAAGCAGCAAAAAGGGAAAGAGGGCAGCCAAATGGTTGCCTTTTTTTTTGTTTTATTTTGATTATATAAAATATTTTTTTAAATTGAAAGAAAATTTATAAATTATGAAAGTAACTAAAGTAACTAAAATCTATCGACCCATGCGAATGTTTGGGAATTTATTAAAAGACATATTTAATCCTGAAAAATCTTTGCATTTTTGGGTTAGAGTTAAAGAAATAGCATATACAGAAAAAGAAAAAAAACAACATATTCAAGCAGTAATTAATTTATTAAATAAAAAAATAAAAGTAAATGAAGGGATTAAAAGTAGTTAAAGACAGTAATGATATTTACCATTCGCATACAAGTATTTCAGCAAGTGGTTTAAAATATATTAGTAAATATTCTGTTTATCATTATATAAATCAGTTACCCAGGGAAACAACCTCAATGGCATTTGGAACTGCTGTACATCAAGCATTATTAGAACCTGTGGATTTTTATGATATTTATTTTGTATTGCCTGAAATTGGTGATTTAAGAAAAAAAGAAAATAAAGAATTAAAAAAACAGGCAGAAGAAAAAGCAGAAGGCAAAATTTGTTTATCATTTCAAGATCATGAAAGGATTAAAAAAATAATTCAAAATTTTAAAAAAAATAAATTAGCTCAACATTATTGTAGTGGTGAAATTGAATTATCACATTATTTAAAACATGATAATATTGATGT